CGAAGGCGGGGGTCAGTATGACTGGCATATGGATTGTGGTATTGGAATTCAAGCACAAAGAAAAGTATCAGTAACGGTTCAACTATCACATCCGGATCAATATGAGGGTGGTGATTTACAATTTATGTTGGGTGCCGGACAAATCTGGGCTCCACGAGTTCAAGGTGCTGCTGTAATCTTCCCATCATTCTTTTTACATAGAGTGACACCGGTAACTAAAGGAACTCGTAAGTCGTTTGTTCTTTGGGTTGGTGGAGAACCTTATAGATAATTTATGAGAAAAACTAAATTACCATCCGCATTAGTTTATGGGTGGGATAAGTTTGGTGAATTCTCTATCCCATCTACTTTATCAGAACACGAGGGCCTTGTAGAAGATGTTGTTATATTTTCCTGCGAAGACCAATCAAACTTTTATGTTGATTTTTCAAAGTATCAACCAGATGTTGTAATCACTTTTGGGGACAAAGAAAATTATTCATCACTTTTACAAGCGTCTGATGAAAATCTTGTAGATACAAAGTGGACACATTTTACTGATATTTTAAGTGATGGTGAACTCGCAAACAAAGTAGATGAATTGTCTACATTTTGGAGTTGTGGTTCAAATGAAAGTGTATTTGGTTCCAAAGACCTACCATTCTTTTCAGCGTTTACTGGTACATACAAAACCGGTGATAGGATTTTTAGAACTTATGATGGGTTAAAAAACCAAACCTATAAAAATTGGGAGTGGGTTGTAATTGATGATTCACCTGAAGATGATTTTGATACTTGGGAAAAACTAAAAGAAATTGCAGCACAAGACCATCGCGTAAGGATACATCGTATCACACCAAATACAGGTGGTAATGTTGGTGAGGTAAAACATCGAGCTGCTGTGTTATGTAATGGTGATTGGTTATTGGAATACGACCACGATGATGTGATTGCATCTACTTACTTTGAAGAATGTGTCAAAGCATCAAAACAATATCCTGATGCTGGGTTTATTTTTACAGGTTGTGCTGAACTTTACGAGGATGGCAAACACAAACAATACGGACCAATTGACCCAACGGGGTATGGTAGGTATGGGTTCAACAATTACACTTGGGCTTATTCTTGGCACGAGTGGGTTGTGATTGATGGTAAAAAATATATTGGTGGATTTGCTCCAAATATAAATCCAAAAACAATTCGTTATAATATGGGTATGCCAAACCACGCAAGAATGTGGCATAGAGATGTATACCATAAAGTCAGAGGACATAACCGATACATTTCCGTAGCAGATGATTTTGAATTGATTGTAAAAACATTTTTAACAACAAAAATGTTAAAAATTGATAAAATCTTGTATATGCAATGGAATAATTATTCAAGCACTGTTGATATGAATTTAACTGATATTAATAGAAGAGCAAGGATAATCAGAAATTTCTATGACAAAGCTATACATCAAAGAATTCTTGAACTTGGAAAAGAAGATTGGGATTGGGATGAAGAAAATCAAAGATGTCATCACGCTTGGTGGATGGATAGAAGTAGATATTTTGAAAAAGAACAAGTTTTAAATTACATAGTGAAATAAGGAAAATTATGAAAGTTTTATTTGTAGTTGGATATCAGAAAAAACCATTTAATCCATTTACTTGGATTGCTGAAGGTATTGGTGGTTCTGAATATGCTGTTATAAAATTAGCACATCAAATGTCTAAACAAGGTGATGAAGTCACCGTGACCGGACAAGTTTCTCCTTGTGAAGTTGATGGTATAAAATATGTACCTTACGAATTTCTTGGAACTGACCAACACTATGATGTTGTGATTGCAACAAACTATATTCACTATATTAATGAGTTAGACTCACGACAAATAACTTTTGATAAGTCTTACTTTTGGGTTCATAATAACGAATACTACCCATATTGGAACTCTAACACATTAGAAGATTTTGGTAGAGAGAATCTACAAAACTCAAGAATGACAAATGTAATTGCAGTATCGGACTATTCTGCAAAAATTCTTGAAGAAAAATACCCTGATATGGTGGGTAAGGTTAGAGTCATTCCAAATGCTATTGACCCCAATGATTGGAAAGGTATTCGTTTTGATAATAAACAAAAAAATAAATTTGTATACACTTCAGCTGCTGATAGGGGGTTAAAAACTCTTCTTGAAATTTGGCCGAAAATCCGTGAAAAAAGACCCGAAGCAACTCTTTGGGTGGCTACACCACCATACGCATTAGATTGGTATGAGTCATATTCAACTTTGATGGAAGGTGTTCACTTTGTAGGGGCTTTACCACCAAGAGAACTATATGAATTGATTGCTTCATCAGAATACTGGGTTTATCCATCACAATATGATGAGACTTATTGTATTACCGCATTAGAAATGATGATGGGTGAAGTTTCAATAATCACCACCGATACTGGTAATTTAGCCAAAATCATCCCAGCACGAGGTGCTATGGTTTCATCTGAAACTGATGTAGAAACTTTAAAAAATCAAATTTTAGAAAAACTTGAATTTGTAGAAAACGATTCTGCGTTTAAAAAGTTCTCAAAAGAAAATGCAAAAACATTTGCACTAAAACAAACTTGGGAAAATGTAGAACAAATTTGGAGAAACCTTATGAATGAATCCACACCCCAAGTAGAAAGTCAAATTGATTCTCTGGCTTTACACCCTGAATTGTACTCGTACAAGTATGATAAAATTGGTTGGTTAGAACGATTTGTAGCATATGACGCCCGAATCCGAGAATGGGATTTAATTTCAGATGAACAATTTGATGGATGTTTTACATTCCCATTATTTACTGAAGAATTTTGTAAGATGATTCGTGAAGAAGCAGAACACTCAAAAAAGTGGACAATCAACCGACACGAGTATTATCCAACTACCGATATGTTATTGACCGAGTTGGGATTGAACGAGATTTACTACGAAGTTCTTCAGACTTATGTAATGTCTTTTGCTGTTCACAAGTTTGGATTAGAGGGTAGGGGTTGGGATTCTATGAATTCGGAAAACTTCTTGGCTAAATATACACCCGATGCTCAAGGTCATTTATCAATCCACCACGACTCATCGGATTTGACTTGTTTAGTACAACTTTCAGACCTTGATGAGTATGAAGGTGGTGGTACTTGGTTTTGGAGACAAAAGAAATTATTAAAAGCTCCAATTGGATATTGTACTGTTCATCCTGGAAATATAACTCACAAACACGGAGCACGACCTGTTAGTAAAGGTAAAAGATATATTATCGTTTCATTTATGAAAAATTTGGAAAGATATTAACGATACTATTTATATATTGAGGTATAAATAGGAGAGTTAATGGCAATTCAAATTCCAATATGGCCAGGTAGTAGTTCGTTTTCTTCAGTATCTGCGTCTTATTATACGGGTTCATCTACAACCAAACCAACACCATTTGGTTTTTTTGATGGAGATTCTGTATTTAAATCAGACGCTGATAATGTAGCTAATTGGTGCGCAAACCGATTGGGTTATCCAATTATTGATATTGAATTACAAGATATCAACTTCTTCGCTTGTTTTGAAGAAGCAGCAAACGAATACTCTTCACAAATTAATCAGTATCGTGCAAAAGAAAATCTTTTATCACTTCAAGGTTCTGATTTAAACAACACCCTTGCTAATAAACAACTAAATAATAATATGCAAGGGGTGGTAAACCTCGCTAAAGATTATGGAACTGAAGCAAAGACCGGTGGTAGGTTAACACACTATACTGGCTCTTTCACTATGGTAGAGGGTCAACAAATTTATAACTTAAACGACAGTAGTGTAGTATCACTTGAATCGGGTTCAGTTTCTAATGGTCTTACAATCCGTAAGGTATTCCACGAAGCTCCACCCGCAATCGTAAGATACTTTGACCCATTTGTAGGAACGGGTCTTGGTTCACAACAAATGATGGAAACGTTTGGATGGGGTAATTACTCACCGGGCGTATCCTTTATGATGCAGCCAATGTATGATGACTTGCTTCGTTTACAAGCAATTGAGTTCAACGACCAGATTCGTAAGTCTCAATACTCATTCCAATTAGTAAACAATCGGATTAAAATCTTCCCACTACCGGTTTCGGGTGATGCTGGTGTTAGGGTTTTCTTTGAATACACTTTGAATAGTGAAGCAAACAATCCAATTGCAGCGTCAAATGTAGTTAGTGATTTCTCAAATGTTCCGTTTGAAAGACTATCGTATAGTGATATTAATTCAGCCGGTAGACAATGGATTACCAAGTATACACTCGCTTTGGCTAAAGAGGTTCTTGGTGCTGTTCGTGCAAAGTTCTCCGCTATTCCAATTCCAGGAGCAGACATTACTTTGGATGGAGCTGACCTACGAAATGAAGCTGCTACTGAAAAAGAAGCACTCCTAACTCAACTCAAAGAAATGTTGGAAGCAACATCCAAAAAAGCCCTTATGGAAGCAAAAAGAGATGAGGCTGAGTTCCTTGAATCTACACTTGCAAGAATCCCACGACCAATTTACATAGGATAAGAAGATGGCGTTATTCGGTGGTCAGAGAGATATGTCCCTATTCAGAACTTTGAATAAGGAACTTATCAACGATATTATTGATACTGAAGTATACTACTTTAAGTTGGTTGTAGATGAGTCAAATACTAACTTATATGGTGAAGGAACCAAAAAGGTATACTATAATCCTGTGAAAATTCCTGCTCTAATTGAGTATAGCGCAATTGAACAAGTCTCCGATGATTTTGGTCAGTATTACACAAGAACTGCTGAGTTTAGATTCTTACGTGATAGTCTAAAAGATGATAAAGATATTTACCCTGAAGTTGGTGATATTATTAGTTGGAACGATGAGTATTTTATGGTTGACTCTATAAATGAATCACAATTCTTTGCTGGCAAAAACCCCGAACATTGGGATGGTGGTGTTGAACAAGGTTATAATGTTTCTATTATATGTTCAACACATATGACTCGCCAGACTACTCTTAATTTGGTGGATACTCGTTATGGTAATTCAAATAGTACGAATAATACAATACCAGTAGGAATCTAATGGCAAATCGTTATAGAATACCAGACCCAAATAAGCCAGACTTGAAAAGAACTCAAAGTTCTACTCAAGATGACCCTGTGTTGAACAAAGCCAATCAAGTTCGTAGAGACACCGACAATGTAAACAACATTTCAATTGGATTATACGACATTGACCTTGCATTTAAAGATTTCTTGGAAAAAGATGTAAAGCCAATGATAAACGAAAATGGTCAGTTTGTTCAAGTACCGGTTATGTATTCAAATCCTGAAAAATGGAAGTCGGCTCAACAAGACTTGTTTATGAGAGACCAAAATGGAATGATTTTGACACCAGTAATTGTGTTCAAGCGTAATTCCTTGTCTCCAAACACCGATATGGCTAAGTTAAAGGTTATAAATGCTGAAGACGCAAATCAAGTATTTGAAAGAACCTACACAAGGGACAATAGATACGACCAGTTTTCAGTTTTAACAGGTCAAAAACCATCCAAAGAGTATTATTCAGTTGAAAAGCCGGATTATGTAAATGTGGAATACTCTACCATCATTTGGTGTGATTATCAAGAGCAGGTAAACAAGATTGTAGAGCAAATTGTATTTTTCCAAGGTCGTTCTTTTGGTGATAGATACAAATTTATGGTTAAAGCTGACTCATACTCATTTGAAACACTTCAAGAAGTAGGTCAAGACCGAATTGTAAAGTCAGAAGTGACCCTTCAAGTGAAAGCATACCTATTGCCAGAGTTTGCAGGTGTTAAAAACAACACACGAAAAACATATTCAGTTGGTAAAATCATATGGAATGAAAGTTACGATTTGTAATTTGATATTTATACTATATTAAAAAGATTTTATTATGGAAAAAACAGTTATATCACTTACCGAAGAAGAAGTAAAGAACATTAATGAGTTGCAGGGTGGAATAATTCAATCATTAGCCAGATTAGGTGAGATTGAAATTGAGAAGCTCCAACTTGAGGAAGTTTACAAAGCTTTGAACGCTGAAGTAGACCAACTTGTAAGTCGTTACAATACTTTAAAGGAAAACGAGGGTAAACTCGCACAACAATTAAAAGAAAAGTATGGTGAAGGTGTTGTAGATTTAGAGAAAAACACTTTTACTCCTAAACAATAATTATTGTGTTTCCCTAATTTTCTTGGTATTTATTAGTAAGGAAAATTCCAAAAATAGAACATTAGGAGAAAATAATGGCTGAAAGAATTGTTAGTCCAGGCGTCTTTACGAGAGAAAAAGACCTTTCATTTTTACCACAAGGTATTGGTGAGATTGGTGGCGCTCTTATCGGACAAACTGTTAAGGGTCCTGCATTCGTTCCAACGAAGGTAGAATCATTCAATGAGTTCCAACAAAAATTTGGTGGTTTGACCGAAGATTCTTATCTTCCATATACCGCACAATCATACTTACAAGATGCTCCAAACGCAACTATCGTTAGAGTATTAGGTGCAAATGGTTACACCGCACCAACACTCGCATTAGTAGTTTCATCATCAGCTGGTACTAAAGTTGGTGCTGTATTACACCCAACTACAACTACAAATGGTGGTGATTTTGACTTGTCAACAGTAGATAGTGCTGCAAGTGCTTCACTATTCTTGTTAACCTTAACAGGTAGTTTAGTTTCTTCAACTGCTACTTCAGCTTCAATGAACCCAAGTTCTGAAAACTACTTTACTAAAGTTTACGGATACGCTCCTAAATCTTCTAAAGTAGCTTACACATACTTGAACTTCTCTACGTTCCAATCACAATCATTTGCTACTGGTGAAAATGTAAAAGTTTCTATCGTTCAAAATGATACCGATTACACTACCGCTTACTCCGAAGCCGTTACTCCTTGGATTAAATCACAAAAAGTTGGTGGTGTTGCTACAAACTTATTTAAGATTCATACTCTTTCGCATGGTACTGCTACAAACTACGAGTTCAAAGTAGGTATTAGAGATATTAAACCAGCGTCTGAAGTTCCTGGTTCTGAATACGGAACGTTCACTTTACAACTCCGTAGAGTTGATACTGCTAAAGTTCCATACTCTATCTTTGGTCAAGGTGTTCAAGATGCTGATACAAGACCAAACATTGTTGAAGAATACACAGGTCTTAACCTTGACCCTAACTCGCCAAACTACATCGCGAGAGTGATTGGTGACAAGTACATCACTGTTGATGCTGATGGTAAATTGTCAACAAATGGTGACTACAATAACGCATCAGCTCACATCCGTGTTGAAATGGCTGCTGATGTGACAAATGGTGCTATTGACCCATCATTAGTTCCTTTTGGATTTGCTGCTGTAACTTCACCGCTTGATAGTGGTTATACATTACCAGACCCAACCTACGTTGTGTCTCAATCTTTAAGTGATGTTGCTAATACTAAAGTATTCCTTGGATACTCATACGATTTTTCTACAACTGACAACTTAAACTTCTTAACACCAACACCAGAAAGTAATACCGAAACTGTTGGTACTGATTTTGACTTGGCTACTTGTCATTCAAATGGTACTACAATTTCTTTGACATCTGATGTTAACTACAAGAAATTTATGGTTCCATTCCAAGGTGGTTTTGATGGTTGGGAACCTAACCGAGTTGTAAACGTTGGTTCTTCTATCAGCGCTACAAACACTCAAGGTTTAGATTGTTCATCTGCTACCGCTGCTGGTACGGTTGCTTTGAGAAAAGCTATCAACGCAATTTCTAACCCTGATGAGTTCGACATCAATATGGTCGTGACTCCGGGTATCTTACATAGACTACACTCTTCAGTAACCACATTCGCTAAAGATATGTGTGAAGATAGACAAGATTGCTTCTATGTGATGGATGCTGGCGCGTATGGTGATTCAAACGCAACGGTTGTAAGTGCTCTAACTTCGTTTGACTCTAACTACGTTGCTACTTACCACCCTTGGGTTAAAATCCTTGATACTGACAAGAACAAGCCAGTTTGGGTTCCACCAAGTGTTGTACTTCCTGGTGTAATCGCTTTCAACGATTCGGTTGCTGCTGAATGGTACGCTCCCGCAGGTTTGAATCGTGGTGGTTTAACCGATGTTATTGAAGTTAAGTCTCGTTTGACTCACGCTGAAAGAGACACACTTTACGAAGGTCGTGTAAACCCAATCGCTACATTCCCTGGTCAAGGTGCTACGGTATTTGGTCAAAAGACCTTACAAGCTAAACCATCCGCTTTGGATAGAATCAACGTTCGTAGATTGTTAATCGCTGTTAAGAAGTACATCGCTTCTTCTACAAGATACTTGGTATTTGAACAAAACACCGCTGCTACAAGAAACCGATTCTTATCAATCGTAAACCCATACTTGGAATCAATCCAACAAAGAAATGGTCTTTACGCATTCCGTGTGGTAATGGATGAAACCAACAACACGCCTGATGTGATTGATAGAAACATTTTAATTGGTGAAATTTACCTACAACCTACAAAGACCGCTGAATTCATTGTCTTGGACTTCAACATTCTACCAACGGGCGCTGCCTTCCCTGGTGCATAATTTGAAGAATAGTATATTTATAAGAAAGATTAGGAGAATTTAAATGGCAAACTTACTCACACCGCAGGAGATAATGTTCACAAACTTTGAACCAAAAATGTCAAACAGGTTCATTATGTATGTGGAAGGAATCCCAGCATATCTCATCAAAGCGGCTAATAGACCAGAAATTCAAAATGGTAAAGTGACTATTGACCATATCAACACTCGTAGATATGTAAAAGGTCGTTCTGAATGGCAAGACTTAACTATCAGTCTTTATGACGCGGTAGTTCCTTCAGCGGCTCAAGCAGTAATGGAGTGGGTTCGTTTGACTCACGAGTCTGTAACGGGTCGTGATGGTTATTCTGACTTCTACAAAAAAGACATTGTATTTAATTCATTAGGACCAGTTGGTGATAAAGTTGAAGAATGGACATTG